CCGCCGTAACCGAATCCAGCAGGTTGGTGCTGGCGTCGTAGGTGCCAGCGAGGATGATCTCACCAGCGCTGATACCGACTGGCTGGTAAACGTTGCCGTCCCAGAGATATAGGTCGCGGGTCAGCGGGTTAAAGAAGAACTGACCGATGTGATCAGCAGTCGGCTGCGTCTCACCGATCGTTGTGACCGCATAATTCGCCAGTTTCGGTGCAGTAACGGCATCATCAGCAAGCCGATCGACCGTGAACGCACCGGTGGTGATTTTGCTGGCCGGCAAATCTGGGATGTCTGCCTCAGCCAGTGCCTCGCTGCCGGTGATGTGGCCTTCGCTGTCAAAGGTGACTTTGGTGCCAGTGCCGGACGTGACGGAGTTGCTGTGATCCAGCGTGCCAAACGCATCAGTCGTCAGGCCAGTGCCAGGTGAGACGACACCGACGCTGCCGGATGCAGCATTGGGTACGTCCGAGCCAAGGATGGTGCGGCCAGCAGTAACCAGGCCTTGCGCGTTGTATTGGACGACGTGGTAGTCAGTGGCTTCGGCCACGATGGTGTTGTCGATTGCGATGACATCACTGCTGATGGTGAGGCCATTGCCGTTGACGATGACGGCGCCCTTATCTGTGGTGGTCGCTGTCGGCAGGTCACCGGCTGCAATGGCGCGATAACCAACAGCACCAGCAGCACCAGTTGGGCCAGCCAGGAATTGAGCTGCAGCACTGGTGTTGTCCAGCGTGGTGCTGATCGTCACCTCATCGCCGGAGGTGCTGACGCTGATGTTGACGACCCCAGTGCTGCTGCCGACGACGCTATTGATTGAGCCGGCAGCCTTGACGCTGACCCAGCTGGTGCCGTTCCAGCAGTAGATCTTGCTGTCGTCGGTATCGAGTGCGATCTGACCGACGAAGGCACCACTGCCAGGCAGTGTGGTGACTAGATCAACGGTTGACTCGTCTGCCAGCTTGGCAGCAGTGACGGCATCATCCGCCAGCTGCAACGTGTCGATGCCGCCAGTTGCCACAGCAGTACCAGGCACCTGGCCGCTGCTGAACAGGATCTTGGCGCCGGGGATTGTTGCGTCAGCGATCAGCGTGGTGGCATTACCCACCAGATCGGTGACGGTGATCTTTTTGGTTTCGCTGGCGCTTACGTCAGCAATGGCCAGCAGGTCGCCAGCTGCGAGGTCAACACCGGCAAGCGCCGCTAGTTCGCTGATACGAAGGTCGGCCATGCCCCAGTGCTCGCGTGGCGTTTACAGTTGCACCAAGTCTAGTGCTAGTCGGTTTCCTCCAATAGCACATAGGACGTGGCGTCTTGTTCCAGTTGGATTTTGTCGTCGTTTTCTTGGAGCAGATAACGCTTAGGTTGCGTGCGAGCCCGTAACTTGATCGGCCCGGTGGAAACGAAATCTATCGTGGAAACCACAATTTCACCCGGCGCAAAAGATGTCGCGCTGTTAGTGACGATTGCATCGAACTCCCACCATAATGCGTCGTTTAATTGATCAGCAGCAAACGATCCAGCTGCTGCAGCTGTATCGGCGCTTTTGATGTAAAACTTACCGTGAAAAGATGAGCCAATTTCAGTGCGCAAAACCAGCTGCATGAAATACTGCACAGTTTCGTCGCCTGTGGTGCTGGCGTAATCCCACTGTGCAGTCAGGCGGCCACTACCGCTGATCAAGCTGCTGTACTGCTGGCGGTATTCATCGCTCAACACTGTGATGTCAACGCTTTCGCGGCTGGTGTTGATTTCGTAGTCGGTCACGCAGGCCAGCAGCCGTGCATCACGCGACCGCACCACAGCGCGAATGGGGATGTCACGCGCGATTGCGTTAAGAGCAATCTGCCCGTCAGTGCCGCCATCCAAGCTGTCAGAAAAGTTGCTGTACAGCTTGATGCCACCTAGCTCGTCAACATGGATGTACCAATTGCCGCTGGGCTGGACAGTGCTGTTTGCCCAGCCGCTTGCATCAACAAAGTCCAGATCTGTGCCGTCTGTTGTGGTGATCTCCAGCAGGTCACCGCTGATCAGATAGCCCTCTTCAAAGTCAAAGCTGAAGCGGTTGCGTGTGGCGTTGACATCTGACGGGTTGACGACAGATTCCTTGCTGCCTTCCAGTGACTTACGGGTCAGCTCAATGTTGCCGATATTGCCGAGGTAAATGCCCATCAGATTGTTACCGCTGTCAGAGCACCGGTGCCTTGGAAGCTGATCTGTGCTGAACTCACCTCGCCTACTGTTGCGCCATAGCTGACGCTGGTGATGTATGCCGTGAGCTGCACATCGCTGTTGGTGTTGCCATCCACCAAGCGCAGGCGCAACGTTACGGTGTCGCTGCTGCTGACACCAGAAACGCGCAGCACTTTTTTCAGTGCAGTGGCGGCATCATTGCGGCCAGCATCGTCTTTGTAATACAGCAGCGTTGCATTGCCGCTGAACTCCTGAACGCCTGGCGTGTAGGCACGTTGCGATTCGCCAAGTGTTGTGGTTTCGAGCACCTCAAGATTGCCGGTCAGGCTCCAGTTGCTGACCTTGATCTGCTCGGTGCCGTCAATCAGAAGGCGCCCGTCACGTCCGGTGTAGAACTTCGCCATCTGATCGCGGCTACTGCCAGAACCATCCTAGCCTCAGCTCAGTACGCCAATCAGGCGCACGCTGACTGTAGAGATGCCAGGCCGCACAGTTTGCTGNTGCGGNGGNTCGCTGTAACGCCANACGGCACCACTGCTGGCACGGTTGAGGCTNTCGGCNCCNCCGNNCCAGCCGGTAAANGTATTTGCAGTNGATGCGATGGTGAAGGTCTGGTAGGTGCCTTGCACTTCGTAGTAATGCGTCAGGAACTGATCAGCCTCNGCATCGGTNATGTTGCTGTAGGTCAGATCCAGCGTCATGTTGGTCGGCCGGCTGCCATACAGGATCCGCACCTCCGAGCCATTGTTGGCGTTGTAAGTCTTGACTGGGTAATCACCCGGCGAGTAGCTGCGGGATGTCGGCGAAAGCGATGCGGGGAAGGCCATGGCGTCAGTCGTAGATGAATCGAGAGGCAGTCGTCACATCCAGCGCCACTTGCGAGGCGTTGCCTTCCACCGGGCAGTGGCTGGCTGAAATGTTGACCAGACCGTCCTCGTCCAGCGTCAGCTCCTCGATCATGTACACATTCTGATTGATGGTCGAATCGGTGTAGGTGTAAACCATGCCCCAGTAAGCGCTGTTGGTGACGATGCCGTTGCTGATGGTGATGCTGATGGTTTCAACGCTGCTGCCCCCTGGTGCGTAGGCGAAGACGCTATAGGTGCCATCAGCCAGCGGATCAGCTGACAGGATGGCGCCGTTGTCAGCGCTGATCACACCATTGCGTGATGCGGTGTAGGGCGTGACCTGTGTCACCACCTTGATGTAGTCACCGGGTGCGAGCTGCAGTCCGTAAGGCGTGGTCTTGAACCGCACCATGTGGTCAATGCGGCGGCGGATGCTGAGCAGATACCGCGCCACCTTCAAAGCCTGCTCGCGGTGCGTGCAGAACAGCGACAGGTCTACGGTTTCCTGCGGGTAGGTGCTGGACTGCGTTTCGTTCCAGCGCACTGCAACAGTGCGGATCGTCGGGAAGGCGTTCTTTTGCGTTTGGCGGTAGCTGACGATTGCGCGGAAGTCACGCCGCTGATCCTTGTCGAGATACTCCAGCTCGAAGGTGTCATCGACGATATTGCCGTCAGTGAAGAGGCCAGCGATCTGCAGCGAACTTGGTGCGATGTTGCCGGCTGCATCATGCGGCAATGCTGGGATGATGCTGAACTTGCCGTTTTTGATGACGAAAGAGCACAGGTTATATGGCGCCAGTTCAGACACAAACTCGCGGAAGTTGCGGTTAGCGTCGATGGCACCATCAAAGTAGATGTCGTTAGCCTTGAGAAACTTGGCGGTTTCAGTGAAACCAGCGGTGTCGATTAGGTCTGCGCTGATCACATCACCAAGACCAGCGCGGCTGTTGGTCAGTAGGTAGTAGACCAGATCGCAGAACAGGTTGCTCGGGCCTGTGGCGCCGGTATACCAGTTGTAGCAGTCAACGCCTTTCGGCATCCATACGTTCAGCTGTTCAACACTGTTGACGGACTTGTCGGAGCGGATGACAAGTCCCATCGTGGTGCAGGCATCGTAGTTGGGGATATATTCATCATCTGCATCGTTAAGGTTTGCGATGGATTCGTTGACGTAAACGATTTCGTGTTCTGGGCCGTCGAAGTGTGATTTGCTCAGTTCGTCGTAGTGACTGACATCAGCGATTTGCGAGAACCGCTCGAAGGTGCGCTCGTTTTGCGCTGCAACAACAGCCGTTGTTGCGCCTGTTCCAGTGACAACAAAGTCAATGCGGAACTGCGTGTGGCCGCCGTAATTTGCCCATACATTTCCACCACTGACGTTTACGACGTGCGAAAAGCGCTCGCCATTACTCCATGATCCGGTGCTAGGCACAGCAGTAGACAATGCCCATGCCACGCTGTACTGGTCCCACATGTATGGAGTGCCATAACGCCTGATATATTCACCGCTTGTGTTGAGGCGAACAGTTGCGCCAAACACAATGGTGACTGTTGAACCGTCGCCCTTTGTGATCGTTGCGCGCTGATTAACGCGCGTTCCAACGCCATAATTTTGCGGATGTCCCAACACCTCATACGCATAACCGCCTTGCTGGC